CTTGTCTTCTATTAAGACTTGTCTTACTAATACAAGGGTATAAAACAGTTATAAGAATCTTACTTTAAGAACCCGAATGTGTAGACACCATGCTCAAGGCTTTTAGCGAGCTGTTGATGTTTTACCCTTAAGGACTCCCACTTAGCTTTAAGTGTAGGCTCAGTATACCACATTTTCTTATGTTGATAGATACCCGCATCCCAAGCGTTGAGATGGAGATCAATCTCCTTACCTTTCTCAATGACTTTTGATGTCTTAGACCTCAGCTCAAAGCTCTCAACAAAAAGATCGTTTAGATCGCTCATGATCTCTTGAGCAAGAGGTGAAAGGTTAAGCGAGGGTAAGACATGGGAAAAGTAAGGGTCGCCATTCTTAGTCCATTCTGATGCGTCTACGAGACCACCCTCATGGTGAGAGGGGATCGGATTTGCTTTGGCATCACGATAAAGGCTTCTAGCACTCTTATGTGAGCCATACAGGTCAAGAGCTTGTCTTCGAGTCATCCAAAAGAAATGGTTGTGGATGTTATGAGTCTTACCTTTGTACTCGACATCTCTCATAGAGGTCATGTTGTTAGAACTATGAAGTAGAGCATAAACATGGCAGTTATCTACCCATTGTTCATAACCTTCTTTCTCAGTCTGAGGAGCTAGATATTCGTCTTTGTCATTTACCCAATTACCCTTTACGAGTTTTCGTGCTGAGTAAAGGGCGATAGCTCGTCTCCAGCTTTCACCTGCTGTAAGGTCAAGATTGCAATAACCTTTATCTGTTGGTTTGCCTGAAATCAAAAACACATCTGTTTGAGATTTCATAAGACTGTTACCCTTATTGCACATGATGCCGAGTCCGTCAATAGCCACACCTTTATTATTCCCCTTTACTTCTTTTACTTTCAATCCACTAGAAAATTTAGGTGTATCAATACCTGATGGCTTTGAAGAAAGAGCAGACACCCAAGCAGATGCTTCTCTGCCCTTTGCCGAATATAAGTCTTTTTCTCCAAGAGAAATAACGCTCTCGTTATTTACATCTTTCAGAGTGAGGGGGAGATCTCGATTAGCTTCAGTAGTACCATCATCCCAAAGAGTAAAACTCACACCCCAAGCTCCACTCACATCTGCAAAATGAGAGGCTTGGAACATGAAACCAGACTGATAAGAATATTGACCATACCAATAGTCTCTAAACTTTTTGAAAGAACCACTCACCATGAAAGTTGGCTTGCAAAACACACCCACGCTCTTTTGTTTGAACCCATACTCTGAAGCTACCTGTTCACATTGATAGAGAAACTGAGTGTATAGTTGCCGATTTGCTCTACCTAATTTGGGCATAGTGTTATTGACAAGAGTTTTTGACGCTACACCTTTTCGAGTTTCACCTTTTGCTCCTGCAACGCCATCCTCTGCATAAGGAGGGTTAATAAGAAATACTAATCGCTTTCCACTCTCTGCACCCTCTTTTAAGATCTTCTTTACAGATAAGGGCAATACATTGTCCGTACCCTCAAAGAATGGGCTATCCGATTCGGGATTTAGAAAGTCATACTGAAAGACCTCTGCACCATAATTGTACTCTTCTCTTTCCATTGCCTTTACATCAGGAGCTTCGGCTGAAGATAAGATAAGATTCTTAAAGTCATAGTCTCTAGTCAAGTTACCTGTACCAGCACAACAATCCCACACGATACAGTCATCTCTCCATGTTTCACCAAGCACTTTGTCCATCTCAGAATGTGCTTCATCTACCCATAAAGTAGGTGTGTAAAAAGCACCTTGCCTCCTGCGTGTGTCATCTTCAATAATGCGATCTCTCATTGATAATAACTTATCAATGTCTTTTGCAGATAAACCCCTCTCTCTACGCTCAAAGAATGCCCTCATAGAAGAAAGGTTTAGAGTGTACTCTTTACCCCCCAAGATGATGGTGTCTTTCTTTGACGGATGTTCATAAGCATAGTTCCCATCTTCCTCAGAGTAAAACACACACCCGAAAAAAAGGTCGATCATCTCTACAGGTTGATAACGATCTTTAGGGAAGATATGATCAACCCAATACTGATACATCGCACTGATGTTCTTCTCCGAAGGCTTTACCTTAACAATAGCCCCTTCGGATAGTTGCTCACAAAGTTGTTTGAGCTTCTTTCCGTCTACTTCAAAAACAGACTCAAGATGCACATCAACAGATACCTTTAGATCGGGATCGGGTGAACTAGGTCTTCTACCCCAATCTATGTTAGCGTCTAAGAAACTTTTGATAGACTCAAAACTCACCACAAAGCAAAACTTTTCATCTCCAATGAAAATGACGCTAGGTAGATCATGCCCATTTTCTTCAAACCTCTTGCAGTAATAGAGAGATTGAGCAAGAACACTTGATCGAGCTGTTTCAATCGTTAGGTCTGTGCCATACTTAGCTTCAAGTAAAACCCTTACAGGTGTCTTACTTGGTGTTTCCCAATCTAAGACTCCATCGGTAGCCCAATTTCGACCAGATATTGTTGTGAAGCTATCCCCGACCTCTTTTTCGAGGATGCCTCTTAGGAACGCATTTACATCTTGTTCTTTTCTCATATTGCTTCTCCTTATTAATCATACCCTGTCGGTCTTTATATGATAAATAAGGGGTCACTACGAAGTAAGGAATCTCTGCACACTATCAATCACAGACTCCTCGTCTGAACGAATCTCCCCCTCCCAAATCACAAGGCAAGACACACCACAACGAGCATAGTAATCTACTACCTCTGCCTCATGCTCCTCATTGCTCTTGCCCGTCTTTTTCTCGCCATGCCAATAGTCTCCAAAGACCTCCACCACCTTATACACTCGTAAGTCATTCAAGATAACAATACCAGCAACATAACTCTCGTACTGACTCTCCGACAAATAGATGAAGTCGGGATTTCTTGCCCTATTGTTCTCTCTCAACCAATAAGAAAAGTTTCCTGTGTAGACCAACCTCTCTGGTGTAATCGAGTCAAAGTAGCTTTCTAGCTTGTTAGGTTTGTCTGATGATCTGTTCGCCACACTATCTGGTGCAAAGGGTAGTCCGTACCTCTCAAGGCAAGTGCTAATACGCTTCTCTTGAAACTCGTCAGTTTGTAAATAGTATTCAACACCATAACGCTCAAGGTTCGTTGCTTTGGTGCGTTCTCTCTGTTTGGCACATTGATTAGGGTGTTCAACACCATAACGCTTAAGATTAGTCTCTTTAATGCGTTCCTTGATGATCTCCGAAGCAAATCTGTTCTCTGCACCATAACGCTTAAGATTAGTCGCTTTACGCTTCTCTTTAACCTCATTACTATGGGCAATGTTCTCTACACCATAACGCTTTAGATTGGTCTCTTTGGACTTCTCTTTTACAGACTCATCTTGGAACACATTCTCAACACCATAGCGTTCTTTGACTGTATCCTTACGCTTCTCATTTGTCTTAGGTATCGAAGTGAGTGCGTTATACTTAGCACGATAGTCTTTCGCATCATACCCATGCACCTTCCTCACATGGTCGGCAATACGCTTCTTACGGTATCCACAAATCTTACAGGACAGGTAGTCCACACTCTCAATCAATTGAGGTTCATACAAACCCCTTTGGAAATACTCATCGAAGTTGAACTCGGACGAGGGAACTCCAATCTTGGTATCCCAATCGGGGCAAGCCTTAATGTGCAAAGGTAGACCCTTTGCCTTTACTACTTTCTTACAAGCTGGACAATGAGTTGACATATGTATCCTTTCTCTTAGTGGAGATTGATACTATACACCAAACTTTGCTTGCTTGTCAACCCCTAAACCACCCCTTGAGCCACACTCAAAAACTCCGAAAGAATCTCGTAACTACCTATAAATAAAGGCAAAACCAGAAAGTTTCTGGGTGCGAGAACACCCCGACCCACATGAGGCCCGAAGGCACTCCTGATCCCCACGCCGTATTTGGGTTGTTTTAATCCACGCATATATTTTGTGGTTCTTGCTTTAGCTTCAACAGACATCGACCACATTTGTTCGGCAGAGGATTTTAGTCCTTCATATTTGCTTGACCTGTCGATGTTAAGGGAAATGCCCCCGATAGAATAGTCGAACTCATCCACGATCCAGTTTGCTTGTAGAGCCATAGCCGCAAACTGAATAGCACCTTGAAGGATGGGAGTTCTCCAAGCGGGTTTTTGATTTACGAGTGAATCTAGGTTTTGTAGTTCTTCAGTTTCGGGAGGTTGCATATTCCACCAATCCAAAGCTCTCTCAAGATACTCAAGGAACTCCTCATCTTCCCAAACTTGACCAAAGACTCTGTTGTATGAGCCTATGTTAGCCTCATGTTCTGGAGGTCGAAAATGGTAGTATTTGTCTGGGTTCTGGTCTCTTAGGAGCATACGCAACTTATAGACCATAGACTTTTGACCGTCAGTGAGTTGTAATCCAAGTACAGCGTTTTCAGCAACAACTCCGAACTCTTGGACGACTGTTTGGGGTTGACTATTGACCAACTCTTTGAGAGTCCATCGGATACGATAGCGACCATAGGTTGCAGTGGTAGGTATACGGACAGAAGCGTAGTATTCACCAACAGAAGGGTTTTCGGGTACACGAGCAGGGTCACCGATAAGGACATCAGTTTCGGGGGGACCGAGATCGACATAATAAAGTGCGTAAGTAATTTCAGCGGCATTAGACACATTCCCATTTGAGTTTGTGAGGAAGATGTCGAGATCGCCCCTTGAGAGTATTTGATTTCTTTTAAATGCTACAGCCATATTGAGCCTCCTTTAGTATAGTGTCATTATAAACAAGCTAAGAAAAGTTAAAGAATATACTATGAGTAAAGAGCAAAAGTACGAGAAGATTGACCATCCCGACCATTACCAAGCAAAGGGGATGGAAGCGATATCTGTGATCGAGGCATATAACCTCAATTTTTCGCTTGGTTCAGCGATCAAATATATCTTAAGAGCGGGAAAGAAACCTGGTGAGAGTTCTATTGAGGACTTGAATAAAGCTATTTGGTATCTTCAACGAGAGGTAGAGAGGCATAAAGAGGGCTAGGATCATATAAGGGGTTATTATCTGACTTCATATATGAAAGGACTGATTTATGTCTAACATGGAAACATCTCGTGAGGCACTTGAGTCAATCGAACCTCAAATCACCAATATAACAGATCGTGTATATCGGCACATCCTATCGAAGGGAGAAGATGGTATTACAGATGATGATGGATTTAGATCGTTAGGTATGAACCCGAACACATATCGCCCTTGTCGTATTAACCTCATGGACAAAGGGCTTGTTCTTAATACGAACAC